GTTCGTAAGCCTCGCGGACAAAGTTACCCGTGTACCACATGCAGAGTACGGAGTTGTCAGAGGCTATATCTTCGATGTGTAAGCGGGTGAGGGAATAAAAATCGGTGGTGTTGTAGTGGTTATCTGCTGCGCCATTGGAGGATTTGTTGTTATATTGCCAGGGTGGGTCTGCGAGAATTAAGTCGTACTTTTTCATTAACCACCTGTTTAAACAAAATCAGTTTATCGGCCGCAGCCTCAGCCAATTCTTTATTCGCAATTCGCTGACAGGCATATTGAATTGCTTCACATGCCCATGCGTAGTGATGTGTTGGTTTGAAATGTGGACTTAAATTTTCCCAGTCCCACGGTGACGAGTGACCAGCCCATGAGTCGTCTTCCATGTCTGCCTCTGCTACAGCACGGTAAAAAACATGCTCTGATATTCTTCCACTTGAATAATCAGATATAAGTGACTTTAACCGGCCGATACGTTCCGCAAATTCTCTGTATGATCTTTTAATTGCACTTAATGTACCTTTGTCGTCCTCACCTTCAATGGTATCTGCGAGCCACTCTTCTAATGACCGGCGATAAAATTCAAGAGTTGAAGATAAATCGACCTCTTTGTATGCAGCTGAAGCCTCACTACGATTTGACCCCATCTGTAATTTTTCAGCCCAGTACCCATAATCAATACTGTCGTGATTAAAGAACTGGATCATGTCGCGTATACGGCTAAAGGCCCACGTCCCCATATCGCCGGTCATGAATAAATAACCAGGCACTGTCACAATATCGAACCAGTAGCACGAATTCCTCGGATTGGAAAAATGATAATGCCGGTGCAGGCCATCTGATTTTATGCATGTCATTTCATGTAATTTAGTATCGTTTTGAAAGCTCATATCTCCACCTTTTATTATTGCCTGGATACTTCCGCGCACACTAATTCAACATTCCGCACAGCCATTAACTGCACTGCGCGGCTCTCACTGCAATAAGCATAACTGACACTGACCTTCTGCAATATCCAGTTGGTCACGCTCATATTCATTTATTTTCTGATTTATTGTTTTTCTGCGGCACATTCCCTTTGTTGTTGAGTCCGGACGGAGTTCGTGACGAATATAATTATTCTCCATCGCGATAATGCGTCCGAAATCTTCCGGGTATTTATCGCGTAACATAATTAATTCAGAGCCGGTAAGGTGAGGGCAGCAGATACAGGATGATTTTCCGGGATAATACAGACCGACTTCCTCAACCGCTGATGATTCTCTCTCCCCGATATTCCAGTCAACCAGCGGAAACGCCTGCACCCATTTATGTTCTGGTTTCCAACGTTCGGCACGTTGCGGCTCATCAGCGTTAATGCCGATAATACGCAGAATGCTTCCGGTGTGAGAATCCAGCGGAACGCCTTTTTTCTCAACCCCCATGCTTTTAAGCACTCCGGGTGATTATGAAAATACTTGTCGGCCGTCTCGACCTTAAATCGCAGTGAGCATGATTTGCTGCCGAACGCAGCAGGTGGAAGAGTGTTGTTTTTCTCAGCCGTTTCAATGACGCTTAATGGTTCACCGTCTTTATCCCACTTTCGCAGCACAACAACTTTTGACCACTTCCTTTCATTGCACCAGCTTCTCAGCCAGCCAATAAAATTATAGGTGTGCTCGAACTCAGAACCGGTGTCACAAAATATAATCTCATCCGGCTCATACCCGCGTTTATACATTTCAGCAATGAGCATTACCGTATCATCACCCATTCCGGCCATAATCACGCGGAATGAGGTAGCGAACCATGCCTTTTCAAAAGGTGGCCTTTCGTCAAATAAAACCATATTGATTATTCCTGAATTGTCAGAAGTGAATTGCTGGCACAGCAGAGCCGTGCATTACCAGTAGTAATACAAATCCGATTGTCGTGGTTAGCTCTGGATTTTAGGTATAAAAAACCCTGCTAGTGCAGGGTGGTAATTGTTTTTATAAACAAGGTATTCTCTCTCGTTTTATATACTCTATTATTTCTTCCATTGGCACTGAACTGGCACCAGTCTCATAAGCTATAGCATATTGATTTCCCTCATCGTCACTTATTTTTTGTGAGGTGAATGTTTTAGGTAAGTCATAGCTTTCAGGTGGATTATTTGATGCGAATAACACAGGTTTTGCTGGTAATCTAAACTCATTTTCTTTGTACTCAGCAAGCTCTTTTTTATCTATATTTCCGTCTTTATATATTAAAACATAATTAACCATCTTTTATCTCCTTTGTGGTGGAGATATCACCATACCACTTTTAGTTTAGTTGATCTGAGCTAATCATTCAGTTTTACGAACTTAATAACCCACACCCATTCATTATTTATCCAACTTTCTTCACTATAAATATCAATCCACGCCTCAGCGAAGTTATCGTATGGTGTAAATTGCTCACCGCCGCTATCTGGGTCGCTATACGTTGGAATCCATCCAGTAAGTTCAAACCCTTCTGCCTGAGCGTCTTCCTGCGATATCTCCTGCACCTGCTGCAACCAGATATCGGCAATCTCAATTTGACCTTTGATATTGCCGTCTTTGTCTGCGAACGGGATAATGTCACCGGCTTTACCATACGGACAGTCATCACCCATGTGTCGCCACGCTGCGCATACCTGCTCAGAAAGGGTGTAGCCGTCCTGCCACGCGCCAAGTTCACGCAACGAGTCTTCCGTGACCTCTGGTTGAGGCTCAATCAGTCGCCGCGTCTGCGTCTTCCTGCCGTCAATAACAGCGGCCAACATTTCGTCGCTGAATTTGATTCTGTCTTTCATATTCATTCCTCTGTTATCAGCATCCCTGCATTACGCTTCATCCTGAAACCATTTGCTTTTTAATCAGGTAGGTCAGATATCTCACCGCTCTGCGATAAAATTCAGGCCTGTCTTCTGATATGTAATATCCCGGATATCCCGTATCGGATTCGGGCTTTTCAAACGGGTATTTCATGAATATCCGCGCCTTTACCTCTGCCTTTATCGCAGCATCCTTGCTGAAATACCGGCGGTTTCTGGTAGGGGCAAAGTAAACCCGTACATTCATTTCCTGTATGCACATGATTGCTTCCTCTGGCTTACGCTTCATCCTGAAACGGTGGAATTATCGGAAGGGGATACAATCAACTGCCGGGTATCACCATCAATCACGCAGATAACGCCGCTGATGGCGCACCAGAGTGCGATTCCGTGCAGTGACAGGGCGACACTGTTAATATCAATAATCATACGGTTATCTCCGTGTTAATGATTTTGGCTAACAAGTCGATTCGCATCGATGGCATTATCCGGTTTAACCCGGTTACGCATGCGATTAGCGACCCACTGCCGGACTTCGCTTTCTTCCCAGCGGACCGCTCGTTTCGAGAAGTAACTTCTCTTTGGAAAATCACCTGCTTTTTCCAGGTGGTATATAGTGGTTCTGGATAATCCGACGATGCGCTTCACTTCTTTGAAGTCGATAGGTTTTTTTAATGGGATCATGGTGTGTTCTCCGGGCGGGGGATTTCTCCCCCGGTAAAAATTATTGATATTCAGGCTTCATATCACTCAGCGTCATGCTGAATTGCTCATACAGCTCAGCGCCGAGTTTCGTTTTACGGGCATTCAGCAGCTGTTCCACTTTCTGAAATGCTTCTGCGGCTTCCGGTGTGCCTGGTTCCGGCAGAGAATTGATCTCCGCTTCCAGCAGGTTGCGTGAATCGATAACGTGATATGCCTGAACCGCTTTATTTTTCAGTTCGGTGAACAGGGTGATACCCATGGCCTTTTTGCTTTCATCAATCAGGCTGCGGATATCTTTCACCGCATCCAGTGTTTCGGCGGAATCGATAGCGCGGCGGATTGCCTCAGCATCTAATTCTTCGACCAGTTCGCCGGTGACTTCTTTTACCGGCTCCGGCTGTTGTGGCTCTGCCTGCTGGTGGGATAATTCGCTGAGTGTTACGCGCTCTTTCGACGGGGTGACGTCTTTCATGGCGCGTTCCTGAATCTCGTCCGGTGTGTAAACGCCCATAATCACTTCCGGGCAATACAGGCGTGACCAGTATTTTATTGCCAGATAGGCGATCTGCTGCTTCGGCATATTTGTCCAGAGCGGTGAGTTGCGCGTCTGGACATCAGCCAGATAAACCGGCTCACCCCAGGTTATTTCACTGTCACCACGCAGCACAGCGCCAACTTCAACATAGAGGCCAGACTCATCGCGGTTTTTGTCTTTTTTACCGACAATTTTTTCCCATTCTCCGCCGTAGCGGTAATGGAACCGGCCATCAATAGCGGTTGAGCTTGTGATTGCGGCATTGACCAGTTGAGCTTCGTAACCGAGTGTGCCGTTAATAACATGGGTTTTCTGACCGACAACGAAAGGATCCATACCCCAGCGGGCTGACTGCATTGTTATTGCCAGGCAATCAGAGGGTTTACCTTGTAAATGTTTCGGTACCGTCACGGTGCCGGACGCCATTAACTCAGCGAAGCGCATCAGGCGATCCATTGAATCCGGATTCATCAGCAATGAGGTGTTATTCATAACGGTCGGTGGTGTACTGGTTTGAACAGTTGTTACTTCTGACATATTGATATCTCCGGCCCGGTCATTGCCGGGTATAAAATAGGGTGGGTATTAAGCGGCATCCATTTGCAGCGATTCCAGGCGGCGCATATCGAAATCGCTCAGGCCGATAGTGAGCGTGGTGGTGACCGGGCCCGGCCATACATCGGTGTCCATAGCCTGGCGGATATCGCGAAGTGTTTTTTTGTATTCCAGGCGGCCGAGTTCCAGTAAATCCGGCGAAGCTTCGACTACCGCGACCCAGTTGTAATTTTCGTCTTTGTTGACGAAGATCCAGAAGAACTGGTCGAGTTCGGCAATATCGCAGTACATGGACGCACTGACGTGATAATCGCGGTTGAGTATTTCCCGGCGGATCATGGCCTCAATGGCATCCTGCTTGAAACGTCCGAGTGATACCGATTTCAGGTCGAACCCGATACGGTTGTCCGTGGTGGATATTTCAAGGTCTGGCCGGACGCGGACTTCCAGCCCGGTATCTTCATCAATACCGTAATAACTGACTTCCACGGCGCGGCCCGGATGATTAATCAGCGGTCTGATTTCAGGGTGCTGGTAGACAGCTTCCTGCATGGCTTTGCCGAGCTTTAACTGATCACCAGTGATACGGATACGTGATTCATCTGCCTGCCATGCCTGCATTAACTCATCAGCGAAAACAGTGCCCGGCGATACAGCTTTGATTCTGGCGATAAGGTCTTCTTTCTTACCGGAGGTAATCAACGGATCCGGCTTATTGCGCTCTGCTTCCACCAGCTCAGGATTTATCTCTTCCAGTTCCCGAATCATGTCGATACGTCCGCCGGATGTTTTCAGCGGCACCGGCAGGGTGTTATTGAACATTTTGATGCTGGCTTTCATTGCCGCGGCGGTGTGCTTTTCATGTTCCGGAATGGTGCGGAAAGCATCAGGCAGCGAAACATAGAGAGAACCGATTTCTTCAGCGTTACCGGACAGAGATAACGGCTGTGGCAGCGTGGTGTTATGTGCCTCAATCTCTGCTTTCAGTTCGTCGTTGCTCATCACCGGCGCCAGACCGGCGTTATAGCTCTCAATCCATTTCTTCATGGAGTCGGTGTTGGTCAGTGCGTCAGCCGGGATAACCGGCGGCAGGCTGAATTCCGCGTCCAGCTTTTCCGGCTCCAGTACCAGGGTGTGAAACAGGCTGCCGAAATCCAACGCCTCAGAGCGTTCACGCTGAATCACTTTCGTGATGTGGCGGCGCTGGTAATACATCAGGCTGATCCGTGCATCTTTCAGCATGGTGCTGCTGATACCGTTCGATGCGTGATACGTTTCGTTAGGGATATCAGGATAGCGGCCCGGCTCAAAGTGTGGCGGCTCCGTGGCTGCCTGACAGTCATTATCGGTCATCACCTTATCCTGTTGATAAACGATTTGTTTATCATTTTTTACAGCAGAATGATCAGCAGCAGGGAATGCATCCTTGCCGCACAGTGATTCAAAATACTGCTTTTTATCGCTGGTGGCCGGGTACTTATCCATATTTCTGATGATGTGTGCCAGCGCTTCAATGCATTGCTCATCCGGTAGTGACTGTAAGCAGGTTGATGATGTGGCCGCGAGGCCGACACGGAAAATAATGTTGCCGTATTTCTCCAGCGCCTGGTTCGATTTATCGCCGTTGATACGGGCAATCAGGTTATTCAGCTCTGCCGGTGTAAATGTTTCTGCGCCATCAGCTGCAAGAATTGCCGCTGCTAAATTGGCGTCCATACGTTCTTTATTGGTTGTTGCCATTGTGCTCACCTATAAGTTGATCTGTCCGTGCGGCGGTTTTGGTGGTGAAAGCCCACTCAATGCCCGCACGGAATGATTTGAACTGCTGTTTCTTGCCGCACACGATAAAAACGTGCAGGCCGTTGAGAATAAAAAATGTCATGTTATTCACCATTTAAATAAACTATTTGTTTATGTTTTGGCGTATAGCAAAACCGGCGGTTATCGCCAGTTCATGTAATTTTTCACGTTCCGATCCCGCGTTCCGGTTCTACGGGTTAGCGAGGACATTCTGCTGCATCAGAATTAGGGGTTGTGTTGCAGTCTCGGTTGTTAAAGAGCATGACCAATGTGGTCAATTTGATATGAATAATAACCCGTAATTGAACGTTGTCAACAATAAAAAACAATAAAAGATAAACAAAGTGGTTATTGTCGCGACGAAAAAAAGCCAGCTCGAGGCTGGCCGATTTCGCATCTGTCTGAGTTTATTACCGGTTTTTCTTTATGATGAACTCGATAAAGTCCTGGATCTGTTCTTTCTCTGCCGGTGACAGTGCCGCATACCGTTTCTGGTCATACTTAATGACGTCGGTATCATTGGACGGGATCAACAGCTCATAGGCTTTACGGCCCAGCGCCTTGGCGATAGAGTCCACGCTGTCCACGGTGGCACTGGTTTCATTCTTCACGATACGGTTAATCGTTGACTGCCCCAGCCCGCTTTTAACAGACAACTGAGTCTGTGATTTCACGCCGTCAGTCAGCATGAAGGTACTGATGTTATCTGCGAGTATGGCGCCGATCTCGGTCGGTGAATAGATATCGTCGGTGCTTTCTGCCGGCCGGTTGTAATGGTCGGTATCCATCCAGTATTTTTGCACCCGCGTGACATGTTCTATCTTCCTGGCAACCGCATCACTGATATTACGGTGGCTTTTCAAATCGGATGAGGAAAGGTAGCGGGAAATGATGTTCGGGGCGAACCCCAGTGCATCGGCCAGCGCTTTCTGTCTGCCGTCGTAATACTTCTCCAGAATGAAGATGAGGTTATCTCTCCTTATCTCATTGATGTTTTTCATATGGGTTGCCTGATTAAAATGTATTCGCAAATGTTTATCTGATTCCGCCATTAAACAGAATCATGACCTTGTTGGTAAATGACCATGTTGGTTATTATTCTCAGAATGTTTAACGATAGAACAGGAAAAATATGGAAGATTTCAATTTTCATGCATTCTGGAATGGTCTTAACAAAGAAGATCGTGTTGCGTTCGCAGAGAAAGCCGGGGTAACTGTCGGTTATATCAGGACACACCTGAGCTACGCCCGCAGACAGCCGGGACTGAAAACTATCAGGCGATTACACAAGGCATGTACTGAACACGGTGCAGCGGTGACATTGGAAGAGCTGATACGATTCTTCGAGTGATGAATATATGAGGTCGCCTTGTGCGGCCTTTTTACTTTCTGGTTATGTGCAATAAACAATTATGCATTTAAGGTTGATCTATTTTTAAAATATAGCTAGCATTTACACATACACACAACTCAGCGGGGTAATGATGGAAATTATCAGCAGGAAAGAAGCGGCCTCGAAAGGGCTTAGTAAGTTTTTCACGGGCAGGAAATGTAAAAACGGCCATGTCGCAGAGCGATACGTATGTAACGGGGTATGCGTTACCTGCAATTTTGAAAACTCGACATCCTATCGCTCTGTGTTGAAGCAGTTAATCAACAGTGCTAAGTGAGTGGTGCTTTTATGCGTGACTACGGGAAAGTTTCACCACAATTCTGGATAGGGAAGACCGGTAAAGAGATCAGGGAAAAAGGTCACGAAGCTCTTATTGTTTCTATGTATTTGCTTACAAATCCTCATGCCAATATGACAGGTATGTATTACCTCCCGATCATTTACATGGCGCATGAAACCGGACTGGGTTTAGAAGGGGCTTCGAAGGGGCTTCGAAGGTGCATCGAAGCGGGGTTTTGCCACTACGATGAGGATGCCGAGGTGGTCTGGGTGATTGAAATGGCAAAGTACCAGATCGCACCAGCGCTTAAAGCATCGGATAACCGCTGTATTGGCATACAAAGAGAGTATGACAGTCAGCCTAAAAATCAATTTTTATCAATGTTTTATCAGAAATATAAAGATTGCTTTCATATGTCGTCTGAGAGGAAACCATCAGCAAAAAAAGAAAGGGGCTTCGAAGGGGCTTCGGAGACCCTCGGAAGCCAAGAACAAGATCAGGAACAAGAACATAAAACAACTCTCTCAGGCGCGCGCGAAAAAAACTTCATCCCTGTTCCTAAGGCGGGAGACCCACCGGCAGGAAACTGGTCAGATTATCCGGGTAAGTTTGTGATGACCGGTGACTGGCAGCCGGATCCGGATTTCAGCCGCAAAGCGGCACAGTGGGGCGTGATACTGAATGCTCCGTACCGGCCCGAGGAATTGGCCGAGTTCGTCACGTACTGGCAGGCGGAGGGGAAAGCCAAACACCATGCACAGTGGGAAATGGCATTTGCCAAAAGTATTCATCAGCAGCGCATGAAAACCAACGGGGGAAGCAATGGGGCAAATAAACACAATCAGACCGGCAGTCCGTTTGCCGGAAAATCCAGAGCCATGCAGAAATTCCTGCAAAGCGTCCACGACAACCACGGACCAGAGGCTGTTGCAGCTCTGGTGGAAAATGATCGAGCTGTACGGGGACAAATGGACCAGGAAGAACAACGAGGAACCGTCATCGATGTGGAAGCGAGCGACCGCCGGATTGAGTGACGACCAGTTTGAGATGATATTTACATTCTGCCTCGATCGCTGCATGAACGGCAATCCGTGGCCGCCTGAACTGTCTGACGTGATTGTGATGCTGTCGGATAAGCTGGTGGACTCAAATGCATTCGGGATCCCGTTTGACGACATGCTGCGTGATTTTAATAAATACATGGCGAAGCGGGGTTATTACAGCAGTGCTGAGATGTATCCGTTCCGGCACCCGGTGCAGTACTGGATCTTCACTGACCTGAGAAACAGGGTGCATGACCTGCGGCTGACTGAGTCTGAGGTTGAAAAGCGCCTGGCGAAGATGATCCGGCAGTGGGCTGACCGTGTAGCCAAAGGCGAACCGATACCCCGTCCGGTTCTGCGTGTGGAAGATAAAACCCGTCCGCCTCCGGCATGGATGGAAATGCTCGAAAGAAAGAAACAACGATCTGCCTGAGTGCATTAATCATCAAAATCGTAAGCCAGCACAACGCAGCGAGGTTTTAACTATGTGGTCAGTACGTTTTCATGATGTGGTTTTAAAAGTCTCTCAGAATTCGATACAGAGCGTTTTAATCGTATGCGGGGTATTGGTATTTTTATTCTTGAAAAGATAAACAATATGGTTATATTTACCTGTAAGGTAATTACCATGGGGGCTATATGCGGGTTCAGGACTACATCGTGCGGGTTCTTGCGGATAAGCCGGATCTCACTGCCATGCAACTGGTGGTCGCCATCAGGAATGACCACAAACGGAAGGTCGGAATATCTGCAGTACGGTATGCGCTCGACCAGCTGTATCGCTGGAATGTGATAGGGCGCAAAAGAAACTCATACAACTTCGTCCACTGGCTTCGGCATGACCACCGGGAAGGGCTTGAGAATCAGGAGCAGACCCGGCGCGAGAATATCGCTAAAGCTCTCAGGCGCAGCCATGAGCGCAGCGAGGAAACAGCGGCGAAACCCAGGGTTATAGAGCGAAAGCCGAGAGTGCGCCAGCCGATTGAGCAGTATGGTGAACCGGCACGGATGCAGAAACTGTTTGATTCACTACTGAAAAAGGCAAGGAACAATGCAGGTTAACGAGTTCGATATCACGCCGGTACCAAAGCCGCGAATGACGCAACGGGACAAGTGGCAGAAACGGCCTGCGGTGATGCGATACAGAGCATTCTGTGACGAAGCACGGTTACGCCGCATAACGCTGCCTGAATCCGGTGCTGAAATCGTTTTCCAGATGCCGATGCCGAAAAGCTGGTCAGGGGTGAAAAGGCGCAGCATGGCAGGGTAGCCGCACCAGCAGAAGCCAGATGTCGATAACCTGCTTAAAGCCCTGATGGATGCCTTGTTTGATGATGATTGCAAGGTCTGGAGTGTGGCGGTTTCCAAGGTCTGGGGTGAGTCCGGGAAGATAACGGTAAGGTTACCGGAATAACAGCGGAATCGTGAACTTATTACCATCGGTTAAATAAGTGATTGAAATTGTTAATTGATAAATGAATAGGGTAAGAAATTATGAGCCAGAATTTACGGTGCCGGAGATGCAGAAAAATGACTCAGCGCTCCGAGTTGGCACTGGTGCAGCGAAAACATTATATCGAGTTGGTCTGCCTGTACTGCGGCTGTAGAAATTTCGATGTAGTGATTAATCGTGACATGTCACGGCAAGTTAATTAACTGTCGGAGGGGTGATGAAAACCGTAAAAACGAGTGAGCTTTCAGGCCGGGCGCTGGATTATGCAGTGGCGCTGGCAATGGGTATGCAGGTTGAAATAGGCGCTGAGTATATCGTTGATGCCAATAAATGCGTTTACGTGCCGTCAGGGTCGTGGGTTATCTGTGGTGAATTTGTCGAGAAATATTCTATTGAGCTTGTAAACGAACTGATCCCGGATGAGCAGTGGGGCGGGTGCATGGTCTGGTCTGCATCCTGTAATTACGTGCAGGATGGTTATGAAGACGGTGATACACCATGTATAGCAATTTGCCGTGCTGTCGTGGCTGTGAAGATAGGGCAGGAGGTTAGTCTGCCGGAGGAGCTTTTGCAATGACAGCTAAAACCCCAGCCGAACGCAAAGCCGCACAGCGTAAACGCCAGCGTAGCGCTGGCATGGTAACCCCGCAGTGGCAGATTGAGGCCGAAGAGCATGAGATGATCAAACGTAACTGTGCACTGCGCCGTCCAGGCCGTGAGCCATACGACGAGGCCGAGTATATTCAGATGCTGATACGCAACGATGATGCGAGGCTTAAGCGTGAGATTGCGGAGCTGTCACAGCGCTGCTGTGGTAAGTGTGGTGAGGCACTGCCGGTCGCTGAGTGTTGTCTGTCAGGTGATGCCGAATGCTGGAACACCAGAGGGTGGCATGAGATAAAATTGAAGGTAGAATAAGTTAAATTAACTTTAACTGAGGTTTGTATGGCTTTCGATTGGGTTGCAGGAACAGCATTAGTGGTTGGTGTTGGGTCATTATATTTGACTTATCAATCAACAAAATCAGCTAAAAGAGCTATAGAGACATCGATTGAATTATATGAAAAGCAAAAGCAAGATGCTGCACTGGCGGAGGAGGTCAGCAAGAAGAATCAAATACAATCTCTATGTTTTCTAATTGAAAATGAAGTGACTGGAAATATAATTCAAATGAGTAAATTGGTCGGGTTCTGTGAGTTTGCATGGAATAAGGAGTTAGTAAAATTTCACTATAATGATTTGGGCGCTGAGCCATTTGTTGAATATGTAATAAAAAATGGAAATAAAGATGGTTTTATTTTTACAAAGCACTCTTATCAGGTGATTGATAAGTATTTACTTGAAGTATCTAAAATAGATAGTAAGTTGATTGCTGATTTATTGAGGCTAAGATTTACTATAGAGCATTACAATAATAAGTTTTTAATCAGTCTTACAAATTTCATACAGGCAAAGCCAGCTATTGATGAATTAAGTAAATATATTAATGGCTCTAAATATTTCATAACTGAATATCAAAGGCAGTCTATGGGTATTAAAAAATATTGTACTGAAAAAGCAATAGGGCTTAATTAACACTTAATGATTTGAAGTTTATCTTTTCAGTGGTCATAATAACCGTAGAGGTAATCATTATGACCATCAAAAGACCACGCAAACCACCAGCACGAAAGCCCACACCGCTGAACGCTCAGATGGAACGCTTCTGTCAGGAATATCTCAAAGCGCCTGATAACCAGACTGATGCCGCCATTGCTGCCGGGTATGCTCCCGGCAGTGCCTGTAAACGCGCATCGGTACTGATGGCAGATCCCCGTATTCAGGAACGTATCGCCCAACTTATGCAGCAGAGGAACAAGCGCATCAAGATGAGTGCCGACACCGTGCTTAAGCGGCTGGTGGATATGCTGGACGCGGATATCGCGGACATTCTCACTGAGAAGGGTGATATCAAACCCATCAGCGAATGGTCGCCGGTATGGCGTAAATCGGTGGCCGCATTCGATATCATCGACATCGACGGCGATACCCGCCTGAAGAAAGTGAAACTCTTGGACAAACTCAAAGTGCTGGAGCTGATCGGTAAGCACGTCGATATCAATGCATTCCGGGAGCGCGTACAGGTAGATGTCAATGTCTCGCTGGCGGATAAGCTGGCAGCGGCACGTAAGCGGGCAGCGGAGGGCATTGAGTAATGACAGATGCCGCCGCATCACCGGAAGAACAGCTGATTGACGATATTGCCATGTTCACACATGACCCGCTCAGTTATGCGCTTTATGCATTTCCGTGGGGTGAGGCGGGTACCGAACTGGAAACGGCCAGCGGTCCGCGTCAGTGGCAGGCGGAGGCGCTGGGTGAAATCGGCCAGCATCTGCGTAATCCTGACACCCGGCATCAGCCTCTGCTGCTGGCTCGTGCATCCGGGCACGGTATTGGCAAATCCGCATTCATTTCCATGGTGATTAAGTGGGGAATGGACACCTGCGAAGATTGCAAAGTCGTGGTCACAGCCAACACCGAAAACCAGTTACGAACCAAAACATGGCCGGAGATTGCCAAGTGGCAGCGTCTTTCCATCACCCGTGACTGGTTCACCTGCACCAAAACCGCCATCTATTCCAACGACCCGAACCACACCAACGCATGGCGGGCAGATGCCGTTCCGTGGTCAGAGAACAACACCGAGGCATTCGCCGGTCTGCACAACCAGGGCAAGCGCATCATTCTGGTGTTCGATGAGGCATCCAACATTGCCGATCTGGTGTGGGAAGTAGCTGAGGGGGCGCTGACGGATGAGAACACGGAAATTATCTGGATTGCGTTTGGTAACCCGACCCGTAACACCGGGCGCTTCCGGGAGTGCTTCCGCAAGTTTAAACACCGCTGGCGCACAAAGCAGATAGACAGCCGGACGGTGGAAGGCACCAACAAAGAGCAGATCAAAAAGTGGGAAGAAGATATGGGGGAAGATAGCGACTTCTTCAAAATCCGTGTGCGCGGTATTTTCCCGTCAGCATCTGAAACTCAGTTTATCCCGACCGGCCTTACCGATGCTGCCATGAAACGGACGGTAACCGCCGCTGAGGTGGCTCACGCGCCGGTAATCATCGGCGTTGACCCGGCCTATTCCGGCGCTGATGATGCGGTGATCTACATGCGGCAGGGTCTGCACTGTAAATGCCTGTGGACTGGCAGCAAAACCACCGATGATGTGATCATGGCGAAACGCATTGCTGATTTTGAAGACAGCCTCCAGGCGGATGCTGTGCATATCGATTTCGGCTACGGTACCGGGATTTATTCCGTTGGCATGAACTGGGGGCGCGATTGGCAGTTGGTGCAGTTCAACGGTTCATCGACTGATCCGCAGATGTATAACAAGCGCGGTGAGATGTATAACAGTGTTAAAACGTGGCTTAAGATTGGCGGGGCGCTGGACGATCAGGAAACAGCTGACGATTTATCTGTTGCTGAATACAAAGTGCGCCTAGACGGGAAAATACTGCTGGAAGCCAAAGACGATATTAAAAAACGCATAGGCCGCTCTCCGGGAAAAGGTGATGCGCTGGCGCTGACATTTGCCTATCCGGTCACCAAAAAAGACCCGCAATTCAAACAGAACATTTCTCACGGCTCAGTTGTGGCCGACAACGATTACGATCCCTACGCATAAAAAAAGCCCGCACACCGGCGGGCTTACTGTGACATGTCACCGCGACACTATTCACTTAATTTCTGTTTCAGCAGATAACCTTCCAGCAGCCAGATTTTATTTACGGCATTCTGTCTGGCAATCTTCTGACCGATCTCTGCATCGAAGTTTTCAGGACTGGCACAGGCTGATTCCCCGGTTACCGTAAAACCGTTTTTCAGAACAAGAACACAAAATGTCAGTAAATTAAGCGCTGGTGGTACCGATGTATCATCAGGATAGCGCTGTGCTTTTGCGGAATACAACCCGGCAACGCCATCAGCAGCGGTGAAATAGTGCTCGCTGGTAATCAGGCTTTCAATGTGCGCCGGAGTAACTCGCGGAGCAGTTTTACCTTTCATCTGAATCTCTGTTTCAATATCTGGTTTGTTCATAATTTCACCTGCCTATTGTTAAAAAAATGCCCTCACGAAGAGGGCAAAGCTGTAGCACTGGCAACACCTGTTATGGAGGGTAAAAAGGATCACGGCTGAGTGATAAACAAAATGTTAGTCATGTTTATTTCAAATGTCAATTAACATGATATACAATCCATATAAAGTAATTATGTTTATCTTGTTGAGGTGTGGATATGTGTGGATTCAGTAAGCCGAAAATCAGTACTCCGCCACCGGTTCAGGCAGCACCACAGGAGCAGGACGAAGCTGTCACCAGCAGCCGTGATGAAGAAATGCGCCGCCGCCGTGCAGCGTCAGGGCGTAAGTCAACCATGCTGACCGGTTCGCAGGGTGCCACCGGCGCCGCGTCCACCAGCGGTAAAACGCTGTTAGGCCAGTAATCACAGGGGCGGATAATGTCAGATAGCCTGAAACAGCAGTTAAATAAGCAACTCTCTCAGCTGAAAGCCGAGCGCCTTTCTTTTGAGCCGCACTGGCGTGAGCTGTCTGATTTCACCCGTCCGCGCAGTACCCGTTTTACCGCCTCGGAAGTTAACCGAGGTGATCGCCGTAACAGCAAGGTTATTGACCCTGCTGCCGTCATGGCGGCGCGTACCCTATCCAGCGGCATGATGTCCGGCATTACCAGCCCGGCGCGTCCGTGGTTCCGTCTGGCGACACCTGATCGTGATTTGATGGACTACGGTCCGGTGAAACTCTGGCTGGAAACTGTCGAGCAGCGGATGAACGAAGTATTTAACCGCTCCAATCTCTACCAGTCATTGCCGCTGATGTACGAGGATTTAGGCACGTTCGCCACCGGTGCAATGGCTGTTGTTGCTGACCCGCAGCGGGTGATCCGTACCGTACCGTTTCCGACCGGCAGCTTTTACATTGCCAACGGCGCGGATCTGAGTGTCGATACTGCCGTCCGTGAATTCAGCATGACCGTGCGTCAGGTGGTCACTGAGTTCGGTATGGACGCTGTCAGCGATACAGTGAAATCACAGTGGAACAGCGGTCAATACGGGCAGTGGGTGAATGTGGTTCACGCGGTCTATCCGAACCTTGACCGTCAGACAGGCAAACTCGAAGCGAAACACAAGGCGTACAAATCCGTTTATTACGAAGCCACCAGCACTGACGACAAGCTGTTGCGCGAATCCGGTTACGACGAGTTCCCGATCATGGCACCACGCTGGGAAGTGAACGGCGAGGACGTTTACGGTTCATCCTGTCCCGGCATGGTGGCACTCGGTAGTGTGAAAGCCCTGCAACTTCTGCAGCGCCGCAAAGCGCAAATGATCGACAAAATCACCAACCCGCCGTTACAGGCTCCGGCCTCTATCAAAAGTCAGCGTATTTCGACTATCCCCGGCGGGATTAACTATCTGCCGATGGCTGACGTGAACAACCAGATCAAACCGCTGTTCCAGATCCCTGCTAACGGTACCAATGGCCTGCTGGAAGATATCCAGGACACCCGCCAGATTATCGACCACGCCTATTTCGTTGACCTGTTCCGCATGATGCAGACCGTGAATACCCGTTCAATGCCGGTTGAGGCGGTAGCAGAAATGCGGGAAGAAAAACTACTGATGCTGGGACCGGTATTACAGCGTCTGGATTCTGAGCTGCTGGATAAGCTGATTAACCGCACGTTCAGCGTAATGGCTGAGAACAACCTACTGCCGGTACCGCCGGATGAGATGCAGGGCATGCAGCTGAAAGTTGAATATATCTCAGTGATGGCGCAGGCACAGAAAGCGATCGGCGTCAGCAGTATTGAACGCTTCATCGGCTTCACCAGTGGTATCGGTCAGTTCAGCCCGGATGCCCTGGACAAAATCAACGTGGACGAAACTATCGACGCCTACGCCGCATCAATCGGGGTTCCGCCGTCCGTGGTGGCAACCAATGAACAGGTGGCGCAGATCCGTGAACGGCGTGCGCAGCAGCAGGCTATGGCACAGCAGATGCAGATGGCGCAGGCCGCTGTCGGTGGCGCTCAGGCGCTGGGTAATACTCCGATGGATGATAACAGCGCACTGGCTGCGCTGGCCGGAGGTGGTCAGTGACAGATGCACAGGAAACTTATCTGCTCACTCCGCAGGAACAGGCAGCGCACGATATCGCACAGCGCGAGCAACAGAAACGCGCTGATGATGACCTGAAATCAGTTATGTCAACAGAGGAAGGCCGCCGGTTTATGTGGCGGTTGCTGGGTGAAAGCAATGTGTTTGGCTCATCTTTCTCAGCAGATCCGTATCTGACAGCCTTTAAAGAGGGCTGCCGTAACTTTGGTTTACAGATGTTTGAAGGGCTTCATCGTGTCTGCCCTGAACTCTATGCACTGATGGCTGATGAAGCCGCGAAACAACAGGAGAAACAATCATGAACTTATGGCAGCGCTTAATGATGCGTCGCTTGTGTGAAGAGCAGAACGCGGAGGGGGGTGACAATGGCGGAGCGGCTCCGGGTACAACAGGCACACTGGCTGGTACAGAAACACCACCAGCGAATAACGGCGGTACTCCTGCGGGTAATGAGCGGGATAAAGGTACTGAGCAACCGGCCAAAGACCCGAAAGCCGATCCCGGTAAACCCGCTGTAGCAGCACCGGAAAAGTATGAATTTAAGGCCGCAGAGGGTCAGGAGCTGGATGCCGAAGCAGTAAAAGCCTTTGAGCCGATCGCCAAAGAGCTGAACCTTAGCAACGAGCAGGCGCAAAAGCTGGTGGATGTGTACGGCAGCAAGATCATGCCGAAGCTGGTTGAGCAGCAGGCGGCGCAGTGGCAGCAGCAGATTGAGCAATGGGCTGAACAGGTTAAGACAGATAAAGACCTCGGTACCGATGCTTCTATTGGTGCGGCGCAAAAAGCCATGGATAAGTTCGGCTCACCAGAGCTGAAACAGTATTTGAACGAAACCGGCCTCGGAAATCACCCGGAGCTGGTGCGTATTTTTGCCAATATCGGCAAAGCCATGTCAGAGGACGGTCTTGTCACTGGCAATAGCGGCGGCACTAAGAGTGCCGCTGATGTGTTATTCGGATAATTAAGGGGAAACCATGCCAGCACTTACGCTACTTGACTGGGCTAAACGACAAGGCCCTGACAGCAAACAGGCGAAAATTGTCGAACTGCTGAATCAGACCAACGAGATCCTCGACGATATGCTGTTCGTTGAAGGTAACCTGCCGACCGGTCACCGCACTACGGTGCGTACCGGTTTGCCGTCAGCCACATGGCGCTTACTGAACTACGGTGTTCAGCCGAGCAAATCAACCACGGCACAGGTCACCGACACAGTCGGTATGCTGGAAACCTATTCCGAAGTGGATAAAGACTTGGCTGATCTTAACGGTAACAAAACAGAATTCCTGCTTTCTGAATCCCTGGCGTTTCTGGAGTCCATGAACCAGGAGATGGCTGAAACACTGATCTACGGTGATACCACGGTACACCCGCAGCGCTTCACCGGACTGGCTGCCCGTTTTAATGATTTGGGCGCCAAGAGCGGCGCTAACATCATCGACGCTGGAGGTACCGGCAGTAACCTGACCTCTATCTGGTTGGTGGTATGGGGTGAAAACACCGTCCACGGCCTGTTCCCGAAAGGCTCTAAAGCTGGCTTACAGCAGGAGCACAAAGGACAGGTGACGCTGGAAGATGAGAACGGCGGCCGCTATGAAGGTTACCGTACCCACTTCCAGTGGAAAAACGGCCTGACCGTCCGTGACTGGCGTTATGTGGTGCGTATCGCCAACATCGATATGAGCAAGCTGAAGAAAGACCCGGAAGCGGCGGACACGCTCGACCTGGTTGATCTGCTGATTCAGGCGATTGAGAAGATCCCTAACCTCGCTATGGGGCGCCCGGCAATCTACTGCAACCAGGCTATCCGCAGCTGGATGCGCCGCCAGATTAAGAACTCCAAGAACGTCAATATTTCCATGCAGGAAGTCGCAGGGAAAAAAGTCGTGTCGTTTGATGAGATCCCGGTGCGCCGCGTCGATTCCATTCTGGCGACAGAAAGCCAGGTTAAGTAACCGCATATGCCGGACGGTATCAGCCTACGGCAACCTTTTAACAGGGGTAACACAATGATTTTAGATAAAGAAACGATGTTCTCCGTCGATCAGGCGGTTACTGCATCAGCAGCCGGGAAAAGCATTATCGACCTCGGCCCGCTGCGTAATGATTTCCGTGATATCGGTATCGGTGAGCCGCTGGAACTGTTTGCGCAGGTGACCGAGCAGGCCAAAGCCGCCGGTGATGCCACGGTGCAGATCAAACTGGAAACGGCATCTGACAAAGAATTCACAGATGCTAAGGCTATCTTTCTGTCTGAACCAATGCCGATTGCATCACTGAATGCCGGTAAGCGCATTGCTGCCAAAGTGCCGCAGGGCAGCCTTAAGTTTCTGCGCCTCCAGTACATCGTGGGTGATGGCCCGTTAACAGCGGGTAAGTTCACAGCAGGCATTATCCTGAATGTGGATGCTCATCCGGTCTATGAAGCTGTCAGCAATTAAGGTGTGACATGTCACGATATAAAGTGTTGAAGAAATCCTTTATCAATGGCCGCCTGCTTTATCCGGGTGAGGAAATTGAGTTCACCGGAATGGCGGGAAATAACCTGTTGCTGATTGAAACCGGTGAGCGTGTAGCAGTGAATGAAGGCACTAATGCCGGTAACGATAATCACAGTGGTGATGGCGGCGGCGGTGAAGGTGGTACCGGTACATCCGGTGGTGATGGCGGCGCGGATAATGAACTTACCGCATTGCAGGATCAGTACCAGCAGTTGTTTGGTAAGAAGCCGCATTACAATGCCGGCGCCGAAAAACTCCGCGCAGATATTGACGCGAAACGTAAAGAGCTTGGGGTTTAACCCCCGATTCCAAAGGGGGCGAAAGCCCCTTTTTTATTGGAGAAATACAATGAAAATGGTCAACCTTAAAACCAGCACTGAAACCTACGAGAACGCCAGCGGTAAGAAAGAAACCCGTGATGAATACCCGTATGGCCTGCGCATTTCTCTGGAAAATGACACGATAGAAAAACTCGGTACCGCCGTGCCGGATGTTGGTGAAAGCATTGAGCTGCATGGCGTGGCTAAAGTTCTGTCGAAATCCGTCAATGAGCGCGAAGGAAAGAAATCTGTTTACGTTGAGCTTCAGATAACTGACATGGCATTGGGAACCGGCAGTGAAAAAACAGCGGCTGATGTGCTGTTTGATGGGGGTGAATAGTGGCCTCAGAAATCGAAATCTGCAATATCGCGCTCAGCCGCATCGGTAACAGCCGATCTATCAACAGCATGACCGAGGCCAGCAAAGAGGCCAATCAGTGCAGCCTGCACTATGAGCAGTGCCGCGATGCGGTGCTGTCAGACTTCCCCTGGAACTTTGCTGTTAAGCGCGTGGCGCTGGCTGATACCAATAATCCGCCGCCTGAATGGAAATATGCCTACCGTTACCCTACGGACTGCATGAAAGCCATTTCCATTATCCGTCCCGGAGAAAAGTATCACCGCCCTGATACCGCGATTCATTTTCAGGTCGGCGCTGATGAAGAAGGTACCGGGAAACTGATTTATACCGATCAGTCGGAGGCGTGGCTGCAATACACCGCCCGGGTGACAGACGTCAATATGTATGACGCGCTGTTTAAAGATGCGCTGGCGTGGCGTCTGGCTGCTGAACTGGCGCGGCCTTTGGCATCGAATGCCGGTATCGGTAATGAGGCGCTGCAACTTTACCAGATGACAATTGCCAGTGCGGCGGCTCACTCCCTGGGGGAATCATCAGAGCCGGTCGATTACATGGATGAGTTTACCGCAGCGAGGTTATCGTAATGGCCTACAGTATTATCCAGCCGTCATTCTCCGGCGGTGAAATCGCCCCGAGCTTATACGGGCGCGTCGACATGGCGAAGTACGCAACAGCATTGCGTAAGTGCCGTAATTTCATTGTCCGACAGTACGGCGGGGCAGAAAACCGTCCGGGTACCCGTTTCATTGCCGCGGCTAAATACGGTGACAAAAAATGCCGCCTGATCCCGTTCCAGTTCAGTACGGTGCAGACCTATGCGCTGGAGTTCGGCGATCGGTATATCCGTGTGTTCAAAGACGGCGGGCAGGTGCTGTATGCAGATGGTGAGCACAAAGGTGAAGTGTTTGAACTGGCGACACCTTATGCGGAATCTGAACTGTTTAAGCTTAAATTCACGCAGTCTGCTGACGTAATGACCATCGCTCACACTGATCACCCGCCGATGGAACTACAGCGTTACGATCACGATGACTGGCGGCTGGCAGAGGTGGAGACAAAGAACGGCCCGTTTGAGGACATTAACACCGACAAGGCGATCAAAGTGTACGCCAGCGCCAGTACCGGCACAGTAACACTGACGGCGACACACAATATCTTCGGCAGCGAGCAGGTAGGGAAACAGTTTTACCTGGAACAGCGTGCTGTTGATGAAGTGCCGGTGTGGGAAACAGATAAAGAAACTGCAGTTAACGATCAGCGCCGCGCCGGCAGTCACTATTACCGCGCCAATACCGCCGGTAAAACCGGTACGCTGCGTCCGTCTCACACCGAGGGCATGAGCTGGGACGGATGGGGCGGAGATAACGGCATCCAGTGGGAATACCTGCACAGTGGGTTCGGTATTGTCAAGATTGAATCTGTCGGCAGTGACGGTAAAACCGCTACCGGGAAAGTCATTTCTTATCTGCCGTCCAACGCCGTCACAGCGTCCAACGCCAGCCACAAATGGGCACGGGCAGCCTGGAATAAAGAACTGGGTTATCCGAGTACCGTGACCTATTACCAGCAGCGCCTGTTCTTTGCTGGGTCCCGTTCTCAACCACAAACCATATGGGCCAGCCGCAGCGGCGATTATAAAGACTTCGGGCGCAGTAACCCTATTCAGGATGACGACCGCATTATCTACACCTATGCCGGGCGGCAGGTAAATGAAATCCGTCATCTGATCGACGTTGGTTCGCTGGTGGCGCTGACTTCCGGCGGAGAGTATCAGGTTACCGGTGATCAAAATAAGGTACTCACCCCAGCCAGTTTCGCTATGTCGTCACAGGGTGCCAACGGATCCAGTAATCTGCCGCCGATTGCCGTGGCGAACATTGCGCTGTATGTGCAGGAAAAAGGCAGCGCTGTCCGTGATCTGGCGTACTCATTCGATGTGGACGGGTACCAGGGCACAGACTTAACCATTCTCGCCAACCACCTGTTCCAGAAGCACCAGATTGTTGACTGGGCTTTCTCGACTGTTCCTTACTCCGTTGCCTGGTGTGTCCGGGATGATGGCGAACTGCTGGCGTTAACCTATCTGCGCGAACAGCAGGTTTTTGCCTGGGCGCCGCAGCATACTGACGGTGAATTTGAATCTGTCTGTACCATCAGCGAAGGTGCGGAAGATGCAGTGTATTTCGTGGTAAAGCGCAAGGCCGGTAAAAAGACAGTCCGTTATGTTGAACGGCTGGCAAGCCGGTTATTCACCCGAACGGAAGATGCGTTCTTTGTGGACTCCGGCCTGAGTTATGACGGCCGTAATACAGATCCAAATAAAACGGTCGTTATTACCGGCGGTGATGGTGACTGGTCATATCAGGAAGAGTACCGCCTGTCTGTGCTGGCAGATAACGTGTTCAAAGAGAGCGACATCGGTAACGAGATCCACATCGACTACACCGAGGACGATGAGAACAAAATACTGAAATGCCGCATTGTCGAAGTCATTAATAGCAAAGAAGTTACGGTGTCACCTAACCGTAATGTGCCACCAGCGTTACGCAGCACGATGACAGAGGCGTGGGGCTTTGCCCGTAAATTCTTTACCGGTATCGGGCACCTGGAAGGAAAAACCGTGAATGTGCTGGCAGATGCCAATGTAGCGCCGTCGGTTGTTGTCTCCGGTGAACGGGTAGAAATCGATACACCGTCAGTAGTGGTGCATATCGGCCTGCCGGTCACCAGCGAGCTGGAAACACTGGACATTCATATTAACGGGCAGGAAACGCTGTTGGATAAAAAGAAACTGGTGAAAGTTGCCAGCCTGATCGTTAATTCCAGCCGCGGCGTGTGGGCCGGTACCGACAAAGACCACCTGTATGAATACCCTCAGCGTGAGTTTGAGTATTACGACAACCCTGTTGATGACGCGACCGGCATTGTGGAAATCAATCTGGACTCCAACTGGAGCAAAAACGGTCGTGTCTTTATCCGACAGGAGGATCCGCTGCCGCTGTCCATCCTCGCGGTTATCCCGCGTCTTGATGTCGGAGGGTTTTAACCGATGGCGCACGTACAGATTATCCCGGCAACGGCTGAACATATTCAGCAGATTTTGCCTTATGTCCGCCAGGCTGATCACGATGAGTTTGCGGCATTCTCCGGCCAGACGGCAGAGCAGGTTCTTACCCGTGGTGTTACCTGTTCGACAAAGGCGTGGTCTGGTCTGATTGATGGTCAGGTCGTTACAATATTCGGCGTGGCTCCGGGGTCTATCCTGAGCGGTGTGGGGATCCCGTGGTTGGTGAGTTCATCTCACCTTGAAACACATCAGAAAATATTCCTGCGTCGCTGCAAACCGGTACTGAAAGCCATGCTGTCGGTCTATCCGGTGCTGGAGAATTATGTGGATGCGCGTAACCACGTTGCAAAAGCCTGGCTTCACTGGCTGGGTTTCCGGCTGGAACCGGCGGAACCGGTCGGTTTAATGAAACTGCCTTTCCATCACTTCACCATGAGGGCGAAATAATGTGCGAACCAACCATGCTGGCGGCGGCCGCAATCGGCACCGGAGCTATGCAGGCATACAGCCAGTATCAGTCCGGTAAATTTAACGCCGATGTCGCAAACCAGAATGCCAAACTGAATGAAGCTGTAGCGGATGATTCCATTAACCGTGGTAATGCCGAGGCAGCAAAGCAGCGTTCCCGTGCGCGGCAGCTGGCAGGGACTCAGGCGGCCACTATGTCGGCCAATGGTGTTGATCTCGGTGCTGGCGGTGCGCTGGATATCTTCGGCGATACTGCGGCCATGGGTGAACTCGATGCGCTCACCGTGATGAACAACGCTTCCCGCGAAGCATACGGCTATAAGCTGCAGGCGGCTAATGACCGGCTCAATGCGAAGATGTCGCGTCGTCAGGGCAATATTGGTGCAATCGGTACGATACTGACCACGCCGCTGAATGCATGGGGTGCGTACAAAGTGGCAGGCGGTACCGGAAACCCTCTCAGCTTTGGTTCAGAAACTACCGGTACAGGTTCAAACATGTTCAAAAATATGCGCTCAGGCATCTTTTAATTCGGGGGTGATTAATGCCGACAGTACCAACCTATAACGAAAGACAGGTCAGCAGCAGCCCGTTACCGTCAAACGGATTCAGCGCGCAGTCATCGCCGGAACACTTTGGTGTCGGGCTGGCACAGGCCGGTGATCAGTATATCAATGCTTTTGCTGAGGCAAAGCAGCGTGCCAATGTGGCGTTGTCACAGGATGCACTCCTGCAGGTGCAGGAATATGCAGATGATTTATTTAACAATCCAAACACCGGGCTGTATACCAAGCAGGGTAAAAATGCCGTTGGTCAGTCAGATGAAATAATGGCGAGCATTAGCGCTAAAGGGCAAGAGCTTTTCATGCAACTGCCAGAGGGATCGCGCGAAGATGTTGTTAAACAGTTCAATGTTGTGAAGCGCCAGTATGCGAATCAGGCGAAATCTTATGAACTGAAAGAAATTCAGTCGTTTGAAACGAGCAGAAATAACGGTGCTGTCGCCGGGTATGCGAAAAGCGCCTCTGATAATTTCAATAATCCGCAGGCATTTATCAGTTTTATGGCTCTTGGCCGCCATAACATTATTGAGTTTAACCGCTCCCGTGGTGTGAGCGAGGAAGAAATATCGGCAAAAATCGCTGAGTTTGATAACCAGGTGGCATGGACTGCGGCACAAAATGCAATGGCTACAGATGCCATGGGAACCATTGGTGCTATTGGTGAGCCGTCAGACCTTGGTGGTTCGATGCGTGTTACCGGCGGGCCGTCAGGTGATCGTGGTTCACGTAATAATAACCCTGGCAATATTCGCATCTCAGATAATAACTGGGAAGGCCAGATCGGTGATGATGGCGAGTTTGTCCGGTTTGCCAGCCCGGAGCATGGCGTCCGTGCGCTGGGGAAAAACCTTATCACCTATCGTAATAAGGGCGTTGTTACTATAAATCAGATCATCAGCCGCTGGGCACCCAAGAAAGACGGTAACGATACAGAGGGCTACATTAAATTTGTCTCTGGAAAAATGGGTGTTGATCCGAATGTGCCGATTGATGTTACTGATATTAACACCCTGAAAAGTATCACTACCGCGATTATGCAGCAGGAAGGTAATCACAGCATTAGCGGCGAACAGATTGACGCCGGATTGCAGGCTGCTCTCGGGTTGACAAGACTGCCGGAACCGGATCCGTCACAGTATCAGTCGCGGGGGCAAACCGGAAAAGCAGTTAATGCTGGTGGTAATGCATGGTGGCCAATGTTGACGCCAGTTCAGCAGTATCAGATCAGAAAGCAGGGGGAGGCGGCTCAGAACAAGCAGCGCCAGGAATTTAAAAATATTTTAGATGACAGGCTTAAGGACGCAGAGGCACAGGCCGTAAGAGGTCTTGTTTACGCCAATCCACCAACACTCAATGAGCTGATGTATGCGAATGGTGAATATGAGGGTGGGAAAAAATACGAGCAGTTGCAGAAAACTCTGGCTATGGGCGAAGACATAGCCACTGTTCAGTATTTATCACCTGGCGCACAAAAAGCGCTTCTGGAGTCGAAAAAACCAACAGGTGATTATGATGCGTCGAATAACTGGAAGCGCTATGACACGCTGGTGAGGGCGGTTGATACTGTTAATAATGCGCGAAAAGCAGACCCGATACAATTCAGCATTGATCGGGAAAAGCTTAATCAGATTGATTTCTCTAACGCTCAGAGTTTTACAAACTCTCTGAAAGAAAGGTCTGCCAGCGTTACTGACATTTCTAATAGTTATCAGACGCCGCTGACTGTTTTTTCCGCTCAGGAAGAAATGGTTTTATCTCAGTTGATGGAGAAAGCGCCGGCCAGTCAAAAAATTGAATATTTGGATGCTATCAGGCAGGGACTAAAAAACAATAATAGCTACACTGCCGCATTAAGACAGATTAGTAAATCGGATACATCTTTGGCGGTTGCCGGAATCATAATGGATAAACCTTCCAGCGTTACAGCTCAGAGCAACTTAATCAGTAGTGACGTAAGCGTATCTCCTCAGGATGCAGCACAACTAATCGTGCAAGGTAATATGGCAATAAAGTCTGGTAAAGACTTCGTTATGCCAAAAGACGCCGAACTCAGAGAGAGTTTTGCAGAAAAAGTTGGAGACACTTTTTCTGGTGACATATCTGGTGCCAGCAGTGCATTTTCTGTTGCAAAAGATGCTTATGCTGGGCTTATGTCTAAAAAAGGTAATTTATCAGGTGAGTATGACGATGACACCTGGACTCAGGCTATAAATATTGCCACTGGAGGCATACACGACTACAACGGGATGGGTAATATCATGCTCCCCTGGGGGATGGATATAGATGACTTTGATGCAAGAGTTAACAGATCTTGGGGGAAAATAGCGCCAGAGGTCGGCAGGCAGGCGAATGAAAAAATAGGACTGAAAAGTTTCGGTGATAGCCAATACCTGATAAAGCAAGGAAGTGGATACATATTAAATAAAGATGGTTCACCAGTGGTCATCGACCTTACTCAAGAGCAAATCAGGGATATACCATTATGAGTTACTTCGGATTAAATCAGGCTGCGCAGAATCAGGCGTTAGATGAGGCGTCGAGAAGCAAACAGAATGATGATAGTGCTGGTTTTTTCGATGGTGCTTTTACTGCTCCGTTTGCAGGCATGTATACGGGGTTGGTGGCCAAACCGGATCAGGCACTCTGGGGATTACTGGATGCAACTGTGTCCCCGGTAGCCAGAGAACTGAATGAACAGTTTGATATAAATGATACATCGGAGCAGTTCATTAAAAACCAGCGCAAGCTGGCAGAGCAGCAGATCCGTCAATTGACGCCTGATCGCGGTACCACCGGAACCGCTGGACAGGTGCTATTCAGTCTATTCGATATAGGTAGTCAGGCTGCCGCCGCCTCATTTACTGGCGGAGCACTTGGCAGCGCACTTACCGTTGGCGGTTTGCAGGGTTTTTCTGATTATGAAAAATCAGTTGCCGATGGTGTTGCTCCTGGCGTCGCCTCGGAAAAAGCTTTTGGCGAAGGAGTTTTCGCAGCAGGTGGGGTGTTCATTCCCATGTCACTTGGTCTGCGTGGCGGCGGCGCCATGGCCGAAAGTGTCGGAAATCAGTTGCTGGTGAAAGGTGGCTCTCTCGGGAAGCCGATGTCGGCAGTGGCCAAAGCCACCCCGGACGTACTGTTCGCATCCGGCTCTAACGTCGTTATGGGTATGGCACAGCGGGGGTATTCTGCAAAGGTTCTCAGTGACGCCGGATATAAAGAATTAGCTGCACAGTATGATGTGTTTGATAAGCAATCAATGGCTATTGATGCTGTACTTGGTGTCGCGTTCGGCGGGATCGGGAGATATATAAACAGTCGTGGCGAAAGTATGCCACTACCGGAATATAGCGGCCCTCAGATTGATGCTGCGTTGACAGCAAACCAGCATATGCACATGGATTTAGATACCGCTCCCGGACTTCCTGTTAATGCTATGTCACTCGACGGGCATGTACAGGCAATGCGAAAAGCAATGAATGATTTGGCGATGGGCGATCGGGTAGATATTGGCAGCATTCTTGATGATGCCCAGTTTATGCCTGTAAGCAAAAGAACTCTGTTAGACACCTCGATCCGCGAAGCTGCCGGGGTTATTGATGAAGGTTCATCACTTTCCATGGTCAAAGATATCCAATTAAAAGAACTTTTTGAGCAGCTAATTAGCCGTGGTGAGCGTGAAAGTTTAATGACTTCAATTCACGATTTAAATTATCGCATTGATCAAAAATCCAGTGAAATATCTGCAATAAGCAATCAGGAGATCACCGGTAGTGGCCGGAGGTTATTCCGTAACAGGACGGCAAAACAAAGTGAATTACGCAGGCTCAATAATGAACTGTCTTCACTCAAAAACGAACTGAAAATTAAGCAGCAACTCGCTGATGATAATCTTCCCGGTGGACGTTTTTATGAGGCGAAGGCGGAATTATCCAGACGCAAATTAGCGGCGGAGCAATCCGAAGAAGCACTGATGAATTATTTTTCCACTCCAAAGCCCCGCGACAGAACACAAATTACCTCTGATGAAATAATGCAGGCAGAGACTTTGGTCAGAGGTGATCGCTTTGAAGATATTGATTCTGAGGTACTTAATGCTGAAATCGCGATTAAAAATAACCCGGATTTAGAGATTGATTTTATTGATGAGGCTGGTAATTCAGGGAAAGTTAAAGCGTCTGAATTGTATTCTGATGCCGTTAAGCAGGCTGACGATGCTCAGAATGATGCTGGTTTATTTGATGTTGCAGTTAACTGCTTTCTTGGGAGATAAGTGAAATGAGAGCCGAATGCATACAGGCAGTGCAAAATGCATCTAACCGAGTTTTAACAGCAGCAGAAATTCAAAATATTGAGAACCGCATCATCAGGAATATGAAAAACCTTGCCAGGAATGATCCGTCATCATGGCGGTTGCTGAGTGAGTCTGAGCGCTTACAGCGTGCCGGGCAAACAGCAGCAGAAGAATTATTGCGTGAGGCAAACCTTAAAAAACGGAGGGTTGCGCTGACTATAGCGGCCAGGCAAAAACTGGAAAACCATATTAATAGTTTTAACGGAAGTAAACTGGAAGCGTTAAACAGAACAATTGCGTTCAGTGCGGACGGCAAAAGTAATTTTATGTCCGTGGAAACGAGAGCCAAAGCAACAATTAACTACGCCCTCAGCCAGTTGCATGAAACTTTTGAAGCGGTAGATCCGAAATTCTTCCAGTTGTTTGAAGATCACCAAGGGGTTAGGGATCTGATATTTGAGATGAAAGGCCAGGACACCGGCAATGCCAGAGCCAAAAAAGGCGCGGCAGCCTGGCATGAGGTTACCGCCATGCTGCGGAACAGCTTTAATCGCGCTGGTGGCGATATTGGTCACTTGGAAGATTGGGGGTTGCCGCAGAGCCACTCTATGCAACGGGTAGGCAAGGTGTCCAAAGATAAGTGGGTATCTGATGTAATAGGTAAGTTGGATCGTAATAAATATATTAAAGAAGATGGTTCTTTGATGAATGATGCGGAGCTGTCGGCATTTTTAGGTTCTGCTTATGAAACAATCGCTACCGGCGGCCTGAATAAAATTGCTGAGAAACCTATTGGTGTATCAGGTATGCGCGCTAATCGTGGCAACGCATCACGACAGATTCATTTTAAGAATGCGGAGTCTTACCTTGAATACCAGCAATTATATGGTGAGAAAGCGCTGTGGGATATCATGGTCGGGCATATTGAAGGTCTCGGAAAAGATATCGGGCTGATTGAAACTTACGGGCCGAACCCGGATCACGTATTCCGGAGTTTACTGGATGAAGTGACGGAGGCTGAGGTAAGGGGGAGTCCATCAAAAGCGGGAAAAATAAAACGCCTGAAAGATGGCACTGAAAACTTATATAACTTTATATCAGGAAAAACAGCGCCAGTGGCCAATCCGCATATTGCAAAATTTTTCGATGATATGCGAAACGTATTAATTGCGAGCAGGCTTGGATCAGCATTGCTGTCCTCGTTTTCTGATTTGGGCACCATGTACCTGACGGCGAAGGTGAATAACCTGCCATCTGCACAGTTACTGAAAAACCAACTGGCGGCGCTTAATCCGGCCAACAAAGAAGAATTACGCCTTGCCCGTCGGGCTGGTTTATCAATGGAAACGCTGCTTGGAAGTATTAACCGGTGGGCGAATGATAATATGGGGCCGTCAAAAGCGCGGTGGGCTGCAAACGCAGTAATGAGAGCCAGCGGGCTGAGCGCTTGGTCTGATGCGCATAAAAGAGCCTTTGGTGTGACCATGATGGGTAGCATGGGCAACCTGGTGAAGCGCAGTGACAGCGTCGGTGGTCTGACCGGTTCTGACCTGAAAATCATGAAGAGTAAGGGCGTGACAGATACGGATTGGTCTGTCTGGCGACTGGCCAAGCAGGAAGACTGGGGGAATGGTAACGACACAATGCTGACGCCGGAAAGTATTATGCATATTCCTGATTCAACCCTGGTTGAGAATGGCATCCCGGTGAAGGCAAAATTTGAGGCTGCCAGAAAATTACTCGGAGCAGTAACGGAAGAAGTGGATATGGCAGTAATATCGCCGGGTGCGCGTGAAAGAATGATGATCGGAGCAGGGTTGCAGCGTGGTGATCTTAAAGGTGAGTTGGTGCGGAGTGTTTTTCTGTTTAAATCATTCCCTATTTCGGTTGTTATGCGCCACTGGGCGCGGGCTATGGGTATGGAATCTGCTGGTGGCAGGGTTGCGTATTTGGGGGCGTTCATTGCTGGTACAACAGTGTTAGGGGCGCTTTCTCAGCAGATTAACGATGTGGCATCAGGACGAAATCCACGGGATATGGCAGATGAAAATTGGCATAAATTCTGGCTGTCAGCACTACTAAAAGGTGGTGGGCTGGGGTTATATGGTGATTTCCTGTTATCAGATCACACCAGATATGGCTCTGGTGCTCTGGCGTCACTGCTCGGACCGGTGGCCGGGGTTGTCGATGATGCAATCAAAATTGCACAAGGTGTACCATTAAACGCGGTGGAGGGTAAGCCGGAACAGACGGGTGGTGACCTTGTGAAGTTCGTCAAAGGATTAACGCCAGGTGGTAATATCTGGTACACAAAAGCTGTGCTGGATCATATGGTGTTCAATCAGTTGCAGGAATATTTTTCTCCTGGGTATCTGCGCAGAATGGAGAAGCGTTCCAAAAAAGAATTTAATCAAACGTACTGGTGGCGTCCGCAAGATATGATGCCTAGGTAACCCGGAGGAAAGATGACCCAGATTATTTTTATTGTGGTGCTATCAGCGATGTTCCTGATTTATTCTTATTTTTTTGATAAAAAAGGTTTCGAATCAGAGCCTCAACTTCGGGCTTTTGCATGGTTTGGGTTTGTTGTTTTTGGGGTTGTATTGATTGGTAGGGTTATTTAGCGAATGAACAGATGAAATGAATATAATTAAGGCTGAAAAATGAAAAAAACTATTGGGTTAATAGGGCTGCTATTCTGCGTTAACGCCTCTGCATATGTCATCGGTGGTTCAAATATCTATGGTAACTACCCGAGTTTTACTGATTATCCGCCATCTGCACCTTACACAGATGATCAGTATGCGATGAGTAGATATAAGGATGAAGTAGAAAGGTATGTTGAGGCAGCAAAGCAATATACTGAAAATGCTGATAGCGACATTCAGAGGATAAGGGAACAAAAAGCAGAAGCAATTTCAAAAGCTAACGATGCGGTTGAAGAATATAATAGAAAAATAAGGGGTTATTGATTTGTCAGGAAAAAGCACCGGCCTAAACCGGTGCCCGATCACATTATAACTTACTGACAGCGTGTTCGATGTACTGTGCGTGGGTGATGATGGTGTTGATGGTTTTTCCCATATCGCACATATAGTCGCGGAGCCACATCAGGACACGCTCTGCTTCTTCTACGTTGTGGCCGTCCCGTTTCAGATAGGCCAGAAGCTGGTGGAGGGTGTCATCTTCCGGCGACCGGAGAAAGTCATTGAGGATCTGCGAACGTGACTTCTTCGTTTTCGGGAAGCTGTATTCCTGCGCTACCTGCCCGGCAGGGATGAACTCACCTTCGTGAATAGTACGTTGCAGCTGATCCACCAGCGCCAGCAGTTCATCGGTAGAGGCATTGCGTGGTAATGATTTATTGATACGACCGGTGCCGCGGTACTTGGTGAAGTAGTTGTCTTCCAGAATCTCAAATACATCCCAGGCGCGATCGGTGTCCAGCATTTTGGCATGACGTGCAGCGCCGCGTTCTGTCCAGAGGATTAAGCTGCGAGCCTGCTTTGCGACAGACCCACAATTAGTGGGTCTGTTTTTAAATTCTTTTAATTCAGTACCTTCTAGTTTAAAGAAATGCTTACCAGCAATAAATCTCTGATTATTTCTTGAGTAATTCATGTGTATGTTTTTGCTTTCAGTCTCATAGACATCAGCCAGAAGGTCTGTGGTGATCACAGGAACGCTATTGTGAATGATAGATGGGAGTTTAGATACGGAAATACTGACGTTAGTCATGATGAATACTCCTATTAGTTTGGAATATCACCACTTACGAGGTCAATCGTTGGGTGGTGAACTGTACAGGGTTGACCTTACCAGCCTAATAGGATACTGGCGCATCTTTCGACGCCCCCGTACAGCCCACCATTGAAAAGATGTGGTTGTGCTTCGCATATAAAAAAACCGCTCGCGCGGTGTATGCGCCTATTAGTATTTAGCAGGAGGTCAATCCCGGCACCAGATTTTGCTGGTGCATATTCACTATGGCGCATAATTTGGGGGTTGTAAATATACCAATTTGGTCATGTTTTTGGAAGGAAAAAGTTGAGTAAACATTAAAGTAGGTTACCGAGTTATATTTATTGTTTCTTTTTGCATATCATCAACAAGATCAACAATAATTTTACTATATTTTGAGAGTTCACTTAATCCATTTTTTTTAAATGGAATCCCCCCATTTAATATCCTATATGTCCCGATACTATATAGCCTATTGTATTCATTATATGCATTGTTCAATTTTTCTCTATTTTCATGCAGTTCCTGTAGATATATTGATACAACCATGTTTATTTTATGTATGGTTTCTTGTTCTATTTTAACTCTTTCTTTTTCTTCAACAATCAATGTAATAGATTCTGATGTCATCGCGTTAATATCTTCATAACTTTGGGTTATTATATGATTTTTATTGCGAATCTCTTTTGTGATGATATTTAAGTAAATATAAATTTCTTCTTTTTTCTTCAATAAGAACAAAAAATCAGAATGCTCTATAGTTTTGTTTGTTTGCTCAACCATACCTTGATACGTTTTGTTTGTTTGCTCAACCATACCTTGATACGTTTTATTTGCTTGCCTCAGCATTGCATAGAAAGTTATTATGCTGGCGATAATAACAGCAATTGGCGGAGCCCAAGTATTTAATATATTTTCTTCTTTAGATATATTATTAATAGCATCAATTAACTTTGCCGCTATTTCTATGACCAAATCTTCACTCATGACAAATCCCGTTAACTGTAAATGAGTGATTATATCTTTGTTTACCATCAAAAACACCGGCATAACCGGTGTTAATTACCATAATCAGATCACTTTTTCAGTGCAGATAACGCAAATTCCAACCCGGTCCGCACCGTCTCCTTCTGTTTCTCCGTGTGTGTAACGTAGTTTTTCAGTGCCACCAACTCAGTCATCGGCCCTGATACATCATGATCATCCTGATCCATTTCCCGCAGTAACTCCTCGAGCATCGATGTGATGGAAAGCTGTTTAATTCCGTCATTGTCATTTACTTTTTCTGCATAGTTTTCAGGCGATTGATACACATATTTTTGTTTCATTTCAGATTCCTTTATTGTGCATTATTGCCTTTGTTATCATACCGATACGAAATAAGTGCGTTTATGTTTTTGGTCATTATTTGAATAAAATAAACGCTATTATTCCGTATATGGTTTGTTTTGGCTATCCTGTCAGTATTAACCAGGAGAAAAAGCCATGACCGTATCTACCGAACTTAGCCATGAAGAGTACACCGGCAACGGTGTCACCACTGATTTCGACTTCCGTTTCCGTATCTTTGAAGCAAAACACCTCGTTGTGTCCGTTGCCGACCCAGACGGAACAGAGCGCATCCTGACGAACGGCACCGATTACACACTGCGCGGTGTAGGCTCATACCGTGGCGGAAAGGTAATTTTAAAAATGCCGCTGGCAACCGACTGGAAAATCGGTATTGCCCGGGACCTGCCGGTGGTTCAGGAAACCGACCTGCGCAACCAGGGTAAATTCTTTGCTGAGGTGCATGAGGACGCTTTCGACTACCTAACCATGCTGATCCAGAAGTCACTTGGGTATCTGTCGCTGTGCCTGCGTAAACCGAGTTTTATCTCTAATCACTACGATGCCAAAGGTAACAAAATTTCCAACCTCGGAAAGCCGGTAAAAGACGGTGATGCGGTTGATCTCGGTACGATGAAGGAACACATCAGCGCTAAAGATAAGCGCTCTCTGCGTGTGGCTGATAAAGATATTCCGGCGCTGCCTGGCACATCGGTGCGCCGCAATAAGCAACTCGGGTTTGACAACAACGGAATGCCTTTACTGCTTGATCCTGCTGAAAGCGGTGTGCTTGGTTATGTGTTGGTGGATTCATTCGAGAAAGGCGCTGTTATCACATCACGATACCAGGCACTGCACTGGCTGCATAACGGTGAGTATTACCGTTGGGATGGTGCGTTGCCGAAGACGGTTCCGGCGGGATCTACGCCTGATAGTGCAGGTGGGGTAGGAGTTGGTGCGTGGATTGGGGTAGGTGATGCCAGCTTGCGAAGTGAGCTGAAAAAGGAGCTTGTTACCGAATCCGTCAAAACAGATAAACTCGAAATTACCGGCAATGAAATCACTGTTGGTGGCAGCAGCGTTACGTTTCCTGATAAAGATGTGAATATTACCAGTGAAAATATTTTTATTGGCGACGTTCGCATCGGTCGCCGCCCTGGTGACATTTATTTATCTCCATTCCCGTCATTTGAGTTAGATTTCGGTGAGTTTGAGGCTAACGGTGCGCCATATATCGTCGAAAGTACAGTTGGCGCAGCATTAAAAAAACTGTCATTTGCTTATAGAATGGCGTGGGGGATTGTTGAAACAAACGGATTTATCAATATGCCAAATATGTATGACCGCGATGGCTACGGGTTATACATTCGGGCCGGTCAGGTTGGTGATGGGCATTCTGATGCTCAGGTGCCAGTTAGCGGGTCCTTTTCAATCAAAGCGTTTGGTACATCCGGTAACGCCCCCCTGATTATTGACCGTGAAGGTGCGTTCTATGCAGAATCAGGGAGCGGAACAAATACGGGTACCAACACTACCCCAGTAACATCAACTGCGACAGAGGCAAAATCAAATCAGAGGGTATTCATCAACTCTGACAGAAACCACGTGCAATCTATTGAAACAAGAACAAAGACACGCATGATGACACCTGTTATTTTCCTTGGCGTTGAAGGCTCCATGACCAGTAAAACATTAGTTATTAATGGTGACGATAACAAAGATCCGTGGTTTTATGCAAAAAACGCCGACCCACAGAAAGGTAATTTAATTCAAGGTGTGTTAGTCAGGGCTGGCGGTGTTTACACGTTACACCCTTATTATACCAATGGTAAAGAAACCCATATTGTGGTCAGTGTAAATACAATCCAGGGCGATAGACCGACACAGTTGATTTTCGATAGTAACGGATATCATCAGGGGCTTGGCGTGGCGGCGTTTAATGGGGAGCGATACATCATCACCAGCGCATCGGCATCATCAGAAATAGGTCATCAATCTTCCGGAATTGCAGTGTATCGTGAAAGCTATCCGGGGGCGGATCCAAAAACGTATCGCGTATTTGATACAAATACAAAAGGCATGACATCACCAGCCGTATCAGAGGATGGTCAGTTCATGGTTGTTGTTCAGTA